GTGCTGCGCAAGGTCAAGGTAGGCCAGACGCGGCCCCCCGCTGCGGCGCCGTCGCAAGGCACAAACATCGCGGATGTGATGAAGCAGTACGAGCGGCTGGCTAGATCGTCGTCGTTATCGGGCGCCGACTCCGGCAGCGGAAGTTGGTCAGACTAGCGGTTGGGCGGCGATGTGTGGACTGTAATGCAGTCAGATATTCATGTCGTACAGTTGCAGTCTGACACGTTCATTGAAGTTTCACTTCAACATCAAGTCTGCAACATTATAAGTGCGAGCGGATAGCTCCGGGCGAAGAAGTTAGGAATAAGAACCGAATTGATAAGTTCCATGAGTCGTTGCGTTTTAAAATTTCTCTTTTTTTGAGACAATCAGTATAAAATGAAGGATATTAAGGTTATTTCTACGGAGAACATTCATGAGTGCGTGTGCAAGTTTATCGATGAGACGGGTACTATTATCGGCGATTATGATGATATGAAGGATCTTGTGTTGACGATGATTCGGGCGGGATATATGTTTTCTGGAGACCGCGATAGACTTCGTGATGCGATGGAGGACATTACTTACATGCTTTGCCCGGATGACGATGCGAACAGAGATCGCGTTGAGAAGGGACTGGAATACGATGAAGAGGATGATGAATCCGATGATGATGGGGATGATATTCGCATAGAAGATGTAAATGAATCAACCACACCGCGCGCGCCTGATGCTTCCGATGATCCGGTTGCCGAGGATATTGGCGAAACAACTGATTTACAGTAAATAAATATTGTATGTCATATTATAATGGCGAAGACAAAGCAAAGAAATAGGAAGAAGGTAAAGACAAAGAAAAGAAGTGGTCGTAGAAAAGCTGAAACAGGATTCAAGGCGATCAAGGACAGATACAAAATCAAGGATGTTCCATTCTCTAGGGGAAAGGTACATAAGGGAACAGGAGAAAGTTGTGGGGAGATAGGATATCATTATCAGAGTTATCGGTTAGTGCATCAGATCTTCGAATGTTTCCCTGAATCAGTTCAAATGTGCATGTTTCAGAATCATCCGAGTGGTGCGTTCCCATTGGGGGCTTTCTTAGCTTTAGATATGGAAAATCTTAGAGCAGGGGTAACCTGTGAAAATGGTTTATCAAGTTTTTTGGGAATATTAAGAGAATGTTTGAATTCTAATTCTCGTTTTGTTCCTATCATTTTAAATATCCGCGGAGAAGAGGAAAATCACGCAAATATTTTGTTATTGGATTTACAGAAAAAGCGTGTTGAATTATATGAACCTCATGGATACGCAACATCATCAAGTTCAGGTGAATGGGGAATTACGGGAGCATATAAAAAGAAAATGAAAGCCGTTCAAAAATTTTTTAAGGAACACTTGCCTGGTTTCAAAAAAGTAGAAAACACAACTCGCTTCGTTCAAGAAACAGCATTCCAAATGTTAAGAGACCCAGAAAAGAGTTCGGGATACTGTGTGACATGGACGGTTTTATTCATTCATTATCGTTTATTGAATCCTAATATAAGTTTGAAGGTTCTTATGCAATATCTTCACAAACGAATCACAACGATGAAATTACTTCAATATGCTAAATTTATTGAAGAACAATTGAAATCTGCGAATAAAGCATCAAATAAAGCATCAAATAAAGCATCTAATAAAGCATCTTCATAAAATATTTTTATAAATATATATTATAATCATTACATGCCGAAAAGATGTAAGAATGGAACCCGTCGCAATAAGAAAACTGGTAAATGTGAAAAACCGAAGAGACGTTTAAGATCCAATACAAAAAGAACTCGCAGATGTCCCAACGGGACTCGTAGAATCCCTCCCAAAACGGGGCAATGTGTCAAGAAATCGAAGAAAGTATCAGTCACAGATGCTCAAAAGAAGAAACAATGGGATAAATTAGTGAAAAGAGCTTTGAAGGTTGAAGATAAAGTAAAATCTGGTACAATTCATCCAGGAACAGATGAATATTGGAAGACTATGGATGAGATGCGTGAGATCTCAGACGCCCTTGATTCTCTAGGATACAAACCAAAGAAAATTCCAAAGGAACTAACTGAACGCTATAAATCAAAGAAAATAATGAAGGGGGGTGAGGTTGATGCAGAGGCGGTGGCGGAGGAGGAGGAGGAGCTGGCGCGGGTTATGGAGGCGGCCGAGCGCGAGCTCCCTTCCCCCCCGACTCTGCCAACGAGTTTGAGGGGTGCAGAAGAGAATGATATCCAAAATCGGGTGGGGCGGCTAGAGACGATGGTTGATGACAGTGCAACACGGATTACTAATCTTGAAAGACGACTTGATGCCGTCGGGCGCTTGTCCGTCTGACTCTTGTCTCAACCGAAGATACAGCGCACCCTATAAATAAATTATAAATTTGATTTTTGTATTTAAAGACTTATCAATGAAAAAGATTGATAATGGATCATTGTTCGCATTGTGAAACACAAAAGGAGTTTCCTTCGGAACTTCATGTTTCAACGCAAACGCAAATAGGAAAAATTAACGCTACAATTGAATTAAGTGAATTGGCTCAAGCACTGCAATGCAATGAGCACATTCTTTATATTGAACATGGTGATGCGATTCGCAAGGGTTCAGATGGGAAGAAATCTGCGAGAAAGCACAAGAAACAAAAACCGAAGAAATATTTCTACAATCAGGTCACGATTCATATGCCAAGAGAAGAGGATAAGCGAGTCAATATGAAGATTTTCAATAATGGTCGTGTTCAGATGACAGGAGTCATTAAGTCGGGACAAGGATTGGAAAAGATACGTGGACTGGTCCAACAATTGAATCTGCTATCTCCGGATGTTCGTGAAAAGATCTTTGGACATTCTGAAGTCGTCGAGCATATCCAAGAAACAGAAACAGTTCTGATCAATAGCAATTTTGATATCGGATTTGAGATTGATCGTGAAGCCCTGCATCGGTTAATTATTCACACGGGATATTATTCTTCCTATGAACCAGGGATTTATCCGGGGGTGAATATCAAATATTATTACAATTCCTCAAATAGTAGTCCGGGTATCTGTAATTGCGAAACTCCGTGTGATGGTAAGGGAAAGGGAGACGCATGCAAGCGAATTACTATCGCGGCATTCAAGAGTGGAAAGATCATCATTACTGGTGGAAAATCAGATGACAATATCGTAACAGCTTACAATTTCATTAAAGCATTTATCTCTGAACACATTGATGAAATCAAGGTGGATACGATGATAGAGGATCTTCCCACTTCTTCTCAATAAATATTATAAATAAAATATTGTAACTATATAATGGATAATTTAAAGGTCATAATTGGACTTTCTGTATTGATATTCATTTTTTGTCAATTGCAGATGAATGGAAAAACATTAAATACAGAGCATGTATCCCCCCACCCTGATACAAAGAACGCTACTAATATCGGATTTGTAAAACCAGAACATCGTTTGTTAAAGATTTTCAATACTTTAAGTGCGGGTTCCAAGATACAGTTGCAGGGTATCTGTAACAAATTTGTTTACAACAAGAATACAATCGATGTGTCCGTTAATAATCGTTTAACTGCGATAATCAAAGAACTCATTAATTCTATCAATAAAATCTCAAAAAATGATTATTACATCAAGCATATCGAAAATGTATACGCTCAGATCTCCTGCGATAAAAATCAAAGATATTTTGTAGATTTTTTCGTGTATGATGTGAAAAATTACTACACAATTCGATTAATCGCAGATATTGTAATCATTGATAACGAAATTTATATTAATTATATGAACGTTCAAACCGGCTCTAATTCCACCATTCTCAATCATTATGATGTTAAATTCAATGATACAGGGATTTTACTGGATGGAAATATGTTCAAAGAAAACATCGCGGATTTATTTGATTCCTATTACAGAAGTTCCTTCAAGGTTATCGGTGTGTCAAAGAGTTCATTAGATTATTCACGCGAAGATTTAACGAGTGTTCTTTCTCTCAACAGTCTAAGAAATATGTATTTCCCATCAACTGTATCATCCGAGTCCGTTCAACAGTTAGAAAACAAGGATTTATCAGGTTATTTAGAGATGTATCTTCCCTCTAATCAGATAGATATTAAATCACCGATGTTCTGTGAAAAATATAAGATTGAGTGGGATAGTTATGGAGTTCCGAATGAAAATGATACAGGGGATACGGATTGTTATGTGAATCAATCCTCAACTATAAATGAATTTAATAGACCTTGGAATCCTCCAGGTCTAATGAATAATAATCGTACTGATGTAACTCAGTATGATTGGCTTCTCCAAAAACAGACAATTAGTAATAGTCTTTGATCGTTGAATAATAGTAGCAAAAAAATTTGATTTGGCATAAATATTTGATTTAATTAACTTTTAAAAATGGCATTCTTTGGGGAAGATCCTTATGCGAACTACACTTCTCAAAGCATTTCGGTTGGCGACTTTTATCGTCAGATGACTGATGAGGGCATTACGATCCCCGAATATCAGAGAGAATTTGTGTGGACCTCAATCTACAAACAACGATATCTTCAAACGCTTAGTCAAAGAGGCCCCATCTTTGGATTCGTGATGAATTACAATTCAGAAGATGGAACGTATGATGTAATCGATGGACAGAATCGAGGGAAGACAATCTTCGAATTTATGAGCGACAATCTCACATTTAATCGGGGACCAGAGGATGGTGGTGCTCTTAAGTACTCTGAGATGGAGTCAGCAGAGAAGCGAAAGTTTGATCGGATGGAAATTCATTTCATCAAGACTTTTGATTGGTCCGATGATGAATGTCAGGAATATTTTCGCTCAATTCAGGAGGGTATGAAGCTTACGAAGGGTGAAGAGATTCATTCGGCACAGAATAATATCTTTCAGAACAAGATTGTTTATCTTGTGAATCTGTATAAGGATATTCTTACAAAGAAGCGCAAGGAGGGAGGTTTCAATTACACGGGCAAGCGATACATTGAGTATGAAGTCTTTGGATGCCTTCTGAAGTGTTTCATGGATAATAAGTATTATGATCGTCCTGGTCAGATTGCGATCAAGGAACTCAAGCATTGGGATAACTTTCCAACTGAGAATCTAACCACCGATGAAAATGAAAGACTTGAGCAACTGAATGAAGCTGTTGCTCTGTTTGAAAAGATTATGAGTTATATGTGTGTTATGAGGGAGAATTCAAATAATCTGACAAATCTCGTCCATCATCGAGATTCTACTTTCATGCGTAATATTTGGTTTATTCATGTATACAGAATGTATGAATCTGCTGCACCGGAACTCCCCGAATCTATCTCTCGATTCGATGATATGATGGGTGTAATCCTCAAGAAAAATACAGATCGTCACAGACAAATTAAGATCTGGTACACGACTGGTGGAATGAATAAGATTATGGAAGAATACCGGAGAGTTTACGATGATCCGAATGTGGATTTTGAGCTACCTGTTGTTATTGCTCAGTAATTATTCATCTCTAGATAGCGCCCTCTGAAAGAATCTATTCTCTGCTAATTGTTTGAATGAAACTATTGTAGAATCATTAATAATGATATTTTTTAACTCTTTGTTTCCCGATTCTTTTTCATCATTATGTTGATAGAAACAGAGCATCGGTATCTCTAAGTCTTTGATTCGCGTACCAGATTTATGTAGGTCTTCATGGAAGATAACGAATAATTCATAGGTTTTGGCATCCCTTGAATAACGATTTGTATACAGACAAAATCCCACTTTATAGATTTCTGAAAGCATCTTCAAATCTTGAATTTCGATTAAATAATTATGATCACTTATCCGCGCCAATACTTGCTGATTGTTTGAATATTTTTCAACATAGCCTTTGTATATTTCAGGATCTTCGGATAATTTATTTTCCAGAGAAGATGCTAACTTATCGTGATTAAATTCTTCTTCAGAAAGTTGATTCATAGCGTAAGATATTACTGATAAATCACTGTCTTCGCTTTCTACAAAGTGTTTGTATACGTGCGTATTTTGTCCAAAGATTCTATTTAATTGGTTGGGATACTTCGTATAAAATGATACGTTACGAGTCAGTTCTTTTTTGACAGTTTTCATAGATAATCTATCACTTTCAATTGCACTAGCATCACCGTGTAGAGATATATTCCTTAGATATTCACTATGTTTCAGGAAATATATCTTATGATTTTCCCTCTGTATTTCTCTCTGTGTTAGAATAAACTCTACCTGTTTACCATCGACCTGTCTTGGTATTTTTAAATCAGAAAATGAAATGAAAGTATGAACAAGTATTCGATTAAGATTTTCTAAACCATGATTCAATAAATATTCAATGAAATATTTCATTTCCTTTTCTTCACCAAAGATATCGCTGTATTTCTGAAGAAGACCCAACAATAAAGTGCGCTTTTTCATCTTTATCCGAATAGGATCATTCAATACAGCTACAATTTCTTTAGGATCGTTCCTTATTCTCGCGTAAACTTCTGAAAATTTGGATAAACGAGATTCTTTAACATTTCTTAATTTTCCAACTGCATCTGAGAAACCCGTATCAATATTATCTTTTTTAAGTGGTAACATCGCTACATCATACAAACTCTGATTGCTAGTTTTTTGTAATTTATATTCTGCTTGTTTCTTTGTTGTATATTTCTCTGGATTCAGAGGGATACACAATCCCGTATCTATCAGTAGAGCAATCGTCGTATTATCTGAATCAACCAATACTTGCGATGATGAATCATCTAATTCCAATGTATTCAAAATATCAATGGCGTCTTTTAAAGAGAGTGAAGGAATATCTTCAAATGTATTGTGAAGTTGTACAGGATCAGATTCTCCCCTCTGAAATATAGAAATAGGTTCGGGATCAATCGGAACCACAAGCTCCTTCCGACCCTTTTTGAATTCTAAATGAGTCACTCTACAATAAGCATCTTTGTATTCATTTTGTGATTTTTCATATTCTTCTTCGGGAAACAATTTAAGAATTGTTTCCCTATTCGGTTGAACATTCTTGATTTCACTGATAAGCGATGTATTTTTAGCGTGTGCTTCCATGAAACAATTCACAACTTCAGATATATCATATTTCTTAGGATCTATAATTTTTATCTTTTCTTTCGTATCTTTTACAATTGCTTCAACAGAACCATCGTCCATTATCTTCTTTACTTCAGCGATAGTTTTTTGATGTATTCCAGGGCCCGAATGAAAATTGCAAATTACATCGTTCTTCACATTAATCTCAACTTCTGGTATCGGCGTTTTATCCAAAAATCCATAACTCTTGTTTTCATAATGATATATCATCGGTTCATAATAATCACCTTCTTTATAGATAAAGCAAGTTAATTCTTCATCCATCGAAAAGTTACCGTAAGGTTTTATGACTTTGACTGCAGATTGTAAGCCTTCTAAGAGAACAAGATTCATTCGCAATCCTTGAAAACACTTGTTATCTGGTAATTTACTGATAGCACTGAAAACGCTCAACAATATACGAGGTTCTTTACTTTCCTTTGTTCCCATATATTTTAAGAAGTTATCATATGCTGATTGTTCAATCATCTTTACAAAGGAAGAAGGATCAGTAGATGCAACAGATTCATCGCGGAAACATTGAACGAAAGCTCCATTTCCGATAGAAGAGAGACCCCCCATATCTTTAATAATCTTCAAATCTTGTTCCATAAATTGAATGAAGTTCGATAATTTTGCATTTCGTCTTATAGGATAGTAAGACATTAATTTATCAAGACAAGATAGAAATGCTAATGGGCCCTGTTGAATACCTTTGCGATAAAATCCATTATCATTAAGATGTTTTTTGTCATTTGCGATATGTGGATCCGCATGTCTGATATGAAAGAATTCTTTAAGCAACGCATTTACATGGCCCTCTTTATCTTTTGCCAGCGGAAAAGTACCATACGATAAACCCTGTAACCCTGTTGTTTTTCTTTGTTTCAAGAGACTAATGTGAAATTCTCCTATAGGGTTACCTTTTTCATCCACAACATTGTATGTATCGTCTTCTGTGATCGCGGAATTTATTCTTCCATTAATCCATGTCCCTTTCCCACTTTCATCGAATACTAACGCACTCACATTCGGAAGCGGAACTTTAGATTTTTGCTTAACGTGTCCAGCGTGTTTGTAAGCGATTTCCATATCTTTCAAACCGCAACAGGGTAATGCCAATGATTCTGGGTGAACATCATGAATGAAAGCAACATTATATCTTGTAATATCATCCTTGTCCGATGCACGATTCCAATATGAATCTCTATCTAGTTTTCCCTCTGGTCTTCCGGAACGTTCTAAAATATAGTGGGAATTGTCTGTCATTTCCCGCGAATAAACTAGATCAGTATAATCTGTCCCAAGAATAGGATGTATTTTATTCCGTGGGTTCAAGGGTATTTGATGTTTACGATCCCAATACTTCGGACAAATATAATACAATGTCTCATCACTTTTAGATTCTCTACCAGGTCCCTCAATTCGATATGCTTTTGCGTAACTTGCTACATTTAAGACTATTTCATCAATGATTTTATCATCATTTTTTATACTTTTTATGAATGCATCACTAAGGTTTCCTTCTTTTACGGCTGTCTCAAGTAATTCTTCCTTAGATAGACCCTGCAAGTATTTTCGTAGTTTATCAGCAGAATTTATTTTATTGGTGGTTTCATCTATCTTCTTCAGTTCTCCCTGTGTTAAAACTATCGGTTGCTTGTCAAATGGGGCAGGACATCTTCTAGGATAATTATCTTTGTCATTTGTTGTTTTATATGCTGTTAATTTTGGATCTTTATCCTGTAATCTTAGCACATAGTATCTTTTATTGGGATAAGAGCTATCCCCTTCTTCACCTTCAGCTAAATCTTTTTTAGAACCACCGGATTGACTTCCAGATGAATCTTCAGATGAACTCATGGCTCTAAAGTTTTCTTGTTCAGAATCAGAATCAGAATCAGAATCAGAATCAGAATCTGATCCTGTTTCAATGTCTTCGCGTTGTTTCCCCTGCTGATCCGAGACTTCTTCTCCGGATGCATATGCTGATTGTCTTTCTTGTTCTTCAGGATCTTGTTCGGGGTCTGGTTCAGGTTCCGGTTCGAAATCAATATCTTCTTCATCAGGTGGAGGTTCATCCTTAATATCCGGTTCCTTTTTAGAAGCATCATCAAAGAGATCAAATGCTGTTGTGGATGCCCACGTAGTCCTTTCCTTAAAAAGTGTTTTATTTGTGGAAAATAATTTCTTAATTTCTTTTGGAAAATCTTTTTGTTTTTCCACTTGTTTTTTATGATAAATACCAAGCATGAATTCTAATGTTGACATCAGTTCATGAAGTTGTCCCAAATTTTTTGCTCCAAGAACTGTAACACTTATTTTATCTGTTACTTTCTTTAGAGTAATTGTCACGCAATCATCATCTATCCTTGGATGTCTTAGCGTTTCATCTATGTAAATGCGTTCCCAATCTGCATAAGCTATCGCAGATTGTTCATCATTCATCAAGAATCGATCCTTTAATTTCTGCTGGATCAATTCTGGTGAAAGTTGTCTCTTATGTAAATTTTTAATGAATGTTTGCAAGAATCGTTTGTCTCTGCTTCCAGCACCTTTGAGATACAACATTTGTATATCATTTGAACGGATATGAACAGCAGTTGAATTATCTTCAAGTAGCAAAAATTCTGTAAAGAGATTATTTACAATCGCGATTAATTTAGGAACATTGTAATCAGCAATTTCATAAATGTATTCTGAATGAATGAATACTGGAAGATCTTTAACAATTGATAGTTTCATATTGCTCTCTGAATATTTGACTAAATCTCTGAGAATCTTATTGCATGGTTTCAATAATCCTGAAACAACATTTGAATCAAATGATATATCTGGATTTAATTTTTCAAGATATATCTTTACTGATCCATCAAGACCAATCATCATCTTCGCGTAATTCGAATATTTTTCTTTTTTTACGGAAGTGTCATTCCAAACAATCATCGTAATAGTATTCGTCCTATTGGTATAAGTTGTTCTCCCAAAAATTGTGGGTATCTTAATGTTATCTGTCCATTGCTCAAAGAGGACTTCATCTACGATGCATCCTTTTTCTGGTTTCGCCGAATAACTTGTATTTAATGCCGGCTTATACATCTTCACAAGTGAATCAAGATAATTATCAGTATAAAGTCTTAGAAATGGAATATCTTTGGACAATTCAAAATCCTTGAATATCTTATAAAGATTCAATGAATTGTGTGAATCAATCTTATTTTGATAAACGAGCAACTTGGGAACACATTTTTCCGAGGGAAAATTCAAATCGGAATGTTCTTCCTGTATTGCTTTCTGTGAAGTCAATGTTTCAACTATTTTTTCAGCAGCTTTTCGCCTTTGACTCATTGTTACTTTTTCTCGTGCGATAGGTTCTACTAAAGATCTTAATGATAGACATCCAGGCCAATACTTTCTCAGAATACCATGAAAAAATTGTTCATCTGATAATTTAGATCGAAATTCTTCATTGGATGACCATTCAAGATAATCATAAATAGTCGTGAAATAAATCTTAATTTCAGATGTATAGGATATTTCTTCAAGAACTTCTGATAAGAGCTTTGTAGAATTTTGCATCGTTAATTGAGGATCTTGCTTTGATATCCCCCCCTCAGTTACAAAATTGTCATCATATGTTTTCTCTAGAAATGGATTAATAATTTCATTGCTGATTTCATGATACACGCTCAAAGGGAAAGTTTGCGACAATGAAGGAATATCTCCTTTATTCAGGGGTAGCCATGCAAAGATATCCGCACCTGTATAGCTTTGTTTAGGGATTGCCCCCGCAATCTTGTGAAGAATATCTCCAATTGTATCACTCAAATAAATACGACTCTTAACCTCTTGTTTCTTATCTTTTGAAGCATTTGGGCCTACGAAGGCGTATTGTTCTGCATTCAAAAGTTTCTCTCGATCATCGCCACTTAATCCCTTTAAATCTCTTTGAAGACGATAAACACTTATCTCTAACAATTGTTTATCGAATTCTAAATAATTATCCTTACTCATTATATTATGAAAGGTAAAAAATTATAAATTTAAAGGCGTTGAATTAATCTCCATCCCACAATATGTCACTGGTGTAGAGGAATAATCAACAGATTGATATAAACCAAGTTTCTCCGCCTCTTGTAATAGATATTTCATATTCTCCCAAAATTCCTTTGTGTGACCAGTGCTTATAGACATAATATGAGATAGTTCATGGATTGCCACAAAAATAACTGTATTATCATCAATAAATTTTTCTGTTTCCTTTTCTCTTATGCAGATTGATAATTCTTGACCCTTGTTTACAGAATAAGCTACATACATTGAACCTGGAATATTTTCACTAATCTGTTCAGGATTAAAGTTCTCTCTTAATCTTTCGATACTTTCCTTTCTTTCTTTATCTTGAATTGAGTTTACTAATGTGGATAAATTATTGGATAACTTCGCGAGTTTATCTGCGGCCTCATCCTTGTCTGGTAAATTCCTAACATAATATGCTTTTGAATCTACGGAAGACACAATGGCGTCCAGGTACAGACTCTTACGAATAAAATTGATGTAAACGAATATTCCTATAATACTCATTAAAAATATGGTTAATTCCTTCATACTACTTGTATCATAGATAAAAATTGATAAATTTGATTTTCAATTAAAGTCTTGTTGTATTAATAAAACATACATTCCATGTCAAATGTTTCTTTTCAGATCGTCGATATATTATCCGATGATATTACGAATGATCAAGGTGAAAGAAAGTTTGTCATAACATTTTATGGCATCACACAAGATGATACTCGTATAGTTTGTCATATTATAGGATATCAACCATATTTCTACATCAAGATACCGAATGATTGGGACATTAATATTTCAGATGCTTTCCTAAAAGATATCTGCATATTTTCTAATATTGAGCCAGGGAAGTTGAAACGTTCTCGGCATCAGTGCAAAGACTTTTATGGTCTGTATTGGAATCATGCTTCCAAAAATGTTCAAGAATTCAATTTTCTGAAGATTAGTTTTAGTTCTCACGCAGACACAAAGAAATTCATCAAAGCGACTCGTGAATATTACAATACACCACCCGATCCTAAGAAGCCAACATCTATGAAACGCCACGAACAATGGCGCCAAGTGGAAACAACAGCCAATTGTGATAGTAATCTTTATGAATCAAGTGTTCATCCGATTATCAAGTTTATTCATGATACAGAAATTGATCCTACAGGATGGGTCACTTGTAAAATTGATCCCGGGAAACAATTAGCCAAGAGAGCATTCTTGCTTGATGAATATACTTGCGAATACGATAAAAAGAATACAAACATTAGAAAGCTTGAGAATACAGCTTTGAGTCGTTATGTGATAGCATCTTTTGATATTGAGTGTGATAGTTCTCACGGTGATTTTCCGATGGCGAAAAAGAACTTCAAGAAACTAGCAACCGATATTTTTGATTCTTATCGCAAGATTTATCAGAAAACACCCGCGGGGAGAAAGGAAACGATAGATCCTGTTTCATATATCGTTCAGCTTTTGAATTGGGGCTTCGCAATTGATGAATGTGCTTTTACAACCTTTGTCAAGAAATTTGGAGATATGAATGAAATATGGACAAAAGATCAGAAATATCCTTCAGAAGAACTGACTATCAAGATTGCTACTAAAATCGTGGATGAATTTTCCGATGCGCTTCATGTCTCTGATTTGAAAAGTAAGGATAGAGATACAATTATTAACAAGATACAACGAATTATTTCTAAAGCGTGTTCAACAGAAAATATTGAGGTTCTAGGTGATCCCATTATTCAGATAGGAACTGTATTCCTAAGATATGGGGAAACAAAACCTTATCTCAGACATATTTTGGTTATTGGTCCAGAAGATAACATGAAACCAGATGATATCTGCGATGATATGAGTGATATAGATATTAAGGTTGAAAGATGCGCTACAGAAAGAGAACTATTGATCAAATGGAAAGATATCATCAAACAACAAGATCCAGATTTTGTCACTGGATACAATATCTTTGGTTTTGATTTCAGATATATTACCGACAGAGTGGAGATATTATTCCCCTGTGAAAAATTCGCGGGCGGGAAGGATAAGTGTAACCGATTTGGACATCATTGGTCATGTCAAAGCAAACAATTCTATGACCTCGGTAAAATTATCGCTAAGAAATCAAGAGCTCACTGGTCAAAGGTCTGTGCCAGCAAAACACAAGAATTAAGTTCCTCTGCTCTTGGTGAAAACACCCTGAATTATATCACGATGGATGGAAGAATTCTCTTTGATATTCAGAAAGAAGTTCAAAAGGGACACAATCTTGAATCTTATAAACTGGATAATGTAGCCGCACATTTTATGAGAGGAAAGCTCAAAAATGTGGATTGTAAAGCATTAAAGGTTGATACAACAGGTCATTTGAAGAGTGGTGATTTTATATCGTTCAGAGTGCATAGTAATATCGGTGAAGAACTATTTCAGGATGGCAGAAAATATCAGATTGATAGAATCAATAAATCCGAGATGTTTCTAACAGAAGATCTACAATTGGATCTTAAGTTATACGATAAGGTGGAATGGTGTTTAAACAAAGATGATATTTCACCTCAAGATATCTTTGATAAACATAAGTTATCTGTTGAAAAAGGAGGCGCAGCTGCGCGAGCAGAGGTAGCAAAGTATTGTATTCAGGATTGTGAACTTTGTATTAATCTGCTACTACTCTTGGATATTATTCCGAATAATTTGGGTATGGCGAATGTGTCGTATGTTCCCGCATCGTATATCTTCTTGAGAGGTCAGGGAGTGAAGGTAACATCTGTCGTTTCTAAGACATGTGCTCAAAGAAATACTCGTATCCCTGATTTGAAGAAACTTCCGTATCTACGAGATTATGTTAAGATGATTAAAAATGGAGCATCGGAAAAGGAGGTCAAGGATAAAATGGTTGAAGATGCAGACTGGAGAACACCAAAGGAATGGGAATTAACAGAGTGGTATGAGCAGATTAAAAATCCAGATGAATATGTGATTGAGGGTTATGAAGGAGCTGTTGTCTTAGATCCTAAGCCAGGTATCTATTTAGATGATCCGATAGCTGTCCTAGATTATGCTTCATTGTATCCTTCTTCAATCATTGAGAAGAATCTTTCTCATGAAACCTTGATTGAAGATAAAAGTCTTTTGCCAGTGATCGGTGAAGAAAACTATTACACAATCGAATATCAGAACTGGATTTATCGTGGAAAAGGTAAAGGAGA